GAATTTTACAACTTTATTTAGATTAAAATACTCATCTGTAACCACTTTCAAGTTGCAGCCCATTTCCTCCCTACCTTTCTTATCCTTAGCCATCTTAGTTAAAATTCTAATCCAGTCTGATCTAGTGTTAGCAGGATCAATCAAGTAACCAGTCTCACCATTAATAATAGTCTCATCGTAGCAACCTACATTAGAGGCTACAAGAGGAATACCGTATCTACCACACTCTGCTACCTTACACTCTGACTTGGAATCATTGAAAGTATTCATCTGTAATGGTGCAATAGCCACATCCATCTGAGTATAGAACTGTCCATACCTATCAGGTCCCATGGCTGGGCTAATCATCCAGTTTCTGCTTCCTCGCATCCCTCTAACTAGCATGTTCTCATAGCTATCCCAAACATCCTGCTGCCAGTCTGGGCCTTTCTTGGGGTCAATGGGTGGTCTACCGAAGAAAGTCCAAGAGACACGCTCTCTACCCGCTTTCTGGTTAACCAAGTGAGGTACTGAGGTAAACTCTTTTAAATCCTCCTCATGGTGAATCCCTCCAACCCAACCAAACCTGCAAACCTTCCTTGAAGGTATTTTTTGCATGTTCCAACAAGGGAGGTTATAATCAATAGCGTTTTTTACTACCGCTAATGTGGTATTTTTCCCTATAAAGGGAAGAACCCTCTCTGCAAACTTTCTTTGAGTTACTGTTACTAGATCAGAGTTATTGTATATAAACTTTGTTATCTCTCCAAGGTTCTTTTCCTTGTATACACCGTGAAGTCTATGACCCTCATAAACATCAGTTAGTAAATCGTCAGTATCATAATGCGTTATTTTACCAAACTCTTTAGCTTTGCCAATAATACGAGCAGTATAAGGCCCACCAAAGTTAGAAAGATTCTGAGTAAACACAATATCTGCCCACTTCATATCTTCAAACTCCCAATCAGGCTTCCACTTACCAGCATTAGGACCCCCCTCTTCAATCCCCAAAGGGTTCTTATTAAACTTAACCTCTACTTCATCCTTATGAAGCTCTTGAAGTTTGTTGAAAGGAGCCCAAGCTCTAAAGTAAGCGCACCCACCATCATTAGCTGGGACTACTAATATTTTTAGCTTGTCCTGCTTTTTGGTAGCCTCTGTTTTTTCCTCTAGCTTTTCCATATAAAAAAGGTGGAAGACTTTGAAGTCTTCCACCTTATAATAGTTGTGTTAGTAGTCCGATTTAAAATCAGATTACATTTTCTTCTTCTTCAAATTCCCACTCTTCGGCTTCAAATGCAGCCTCACTCTCAGGAGAGGAGTGGGTCATACCTAGAGCAGCACCAACACTAGAAACTGCTGCTCCAACATCAACCTTCTTATCAAGAGGTACAATAGAACGGAAAGCGTTTACATAGTGCTTACGCTTTCTACGGAACAGCAATACAAGTAAAGCTTCCCACCCAGCTAGGCCAGGAATAAACCCTTTAGCAATAGCCAAACCAGCATCAAAAGCAGTACCGATAGCGGTATCTCCTAGAGCCCCAGAAAGGGGAATGTGGGCAGACTCTTCACTAGCAAGATCTTCCTTATTTACAACCACAACCTGAGTTCCCTCAGGGATTGCTTCACGAACTGCCTCTGGCAGTTGGTCCATCGGTACAGGGGCATATTCTACTCCAGCAGCTACATTCTCAGGGGTAGTAACCACTAGGTCACTATCCTCAAAGAAAGATTCGTAAGTGCGGCATGAGCTAAACCCAGCCACCATAATAATCCCTAAAATAAGGGGAGTAATAAAATTTTTCATGACATTAATCTTTTTGTATAATCATCGTCAGACACCTCTTCTGAAGTATCCTCCTCGGGTAGAGAACGCTCTTTTACTCCCATAGCGGGTCGTAGTACTTGCGCTGCCTCTTTAACTGCGTCATACTCTTCAAGTTTCACTAAACCGTGAACATCATGAAGGGATGACATAACCTCTGCAATAAGCTTCTTGCTTCCAAGAGAGGTTGCTTTAGGACGGAACATAGACTGGTCGTACTTAGGCCAACCACCTTCTTTCTTCATATGAAGTTTGAAGTCATGTCCGATTTCGGGATCAAGAATACCGTTATCAGAATTCTCAAAGAGATCTGCGTAATCAGGATCCATCATAGTTTCCACTATCTTTTGGAAAAGAATTACTCCAATGGAGAAAATCTTAACCTCTTCCGAAGCTCTGTCAAAAACATTCAAGTAATAACGAGAGCGGGGTTTGATCTGCCTAGCAAGTGCTTCGTCATCTTTGCTACCAGTCTTCCAAAGACCATAGTAAAGATCACACAAAGGACACTTCTCACCATGAATCTTACGACAATGAAAGTTCTTAACACTATCATCCCCTTGAGGGACACGATGAATTTTAGTCTCCGCATAGAAGGTATTTTCGGAGCCATCCTTTTCAGGAAGAATTCGCAGATAAGATTCACCTTCCTTCACTTGGTAAAATTTTGTCAGAAAATCCGCACTGCTAGATTGAGTGGGGTTAGTAAGTTGTTGGTGCTTCGCACGAAGCGCATTTAGGTCAATAGCCATAGTTTTAGTTTCCTTAGTTGTCAGTCATTAATCATTCTTGTCTCTGCTCGACTGTTAGCAGAAAGCTGTATTAGTAAGTCCTTTCGGTGTTGCATGGAGGTAATCAAAGATTTGAGTAGTCCATACTTGTAAGTTTTTTCTTCAAGATCCTTCTTCATATCCTGAAGGGTAATATCAGTAGATACATAGTCTTGAATAGCAGCGACAGTAGTTTTTGAAAGAGTATTCCTTGCCGAATTCTTTAGTTCAGCTTCGTAAGCCTCAATCTCATTAGCACACTCTTTACTCTTTCTATTGGCGTACTCGCTTAACCCAGAATAATAAGAATACATAGTAGAGTGCCCCATAAGCTCTTCTTCTATAGAAAACTTATCAATTTCAAGAAGAGATTCAGAAAGGGTAATGTACAATTCCCAATCAAGGTCTTTGTATGCTTTAATTAAATCGTTAGCTCTCATAAATTACTTTCCACAAATCAGGGTTTAACTTCTTGAATAATAATAGTCCTCTAGTTGCCTGTTCTACAATAAATTCATTAGTTATTTTAATTTCTTCTTCAGTATCCTCATCTGTTGCCCTAACGCCCATTGTAGAAAATATAATATGGTTTATTTCGTGTATTAAAGTTATTATTAAGACCCTTTCAGACATATTATCATCTAACAATATCTCTAATTTATCAAAATCAACTAAACCTAGACAATCTTCCTTATCACTTTTTAAAGTCTTCTTAAAAAAGATAGGGAATACTGACCACCCATAATCTACCTGACCTATATCCTTAATTTGTTGTTTCAGATTCTTGGTCGGCATCGTTCAGTTCTCTCATGACTAAGGTATTATAATTAACAGACATTGGAATAAGAAATCTAGCCTTGCCATTTCTAGCTTTCATAACATAAGTTCTCATAAGACCCTCATCAAACTCCTCCTCATCTTGATTAAGAGAAATTGCTAAATCTACTACCCTAAACTTACCATAGGAGTCTCCTAAATGCTCATCAGTAATAATATTTGCAGATCTCCCTGCCCTATTAGTTTGAGTAGCAGTCCATAATAGTATATCTTTCTCCACAGCCATGCCCCGTAGCTCCTCTGCTATCCTCTGTTGGCCTTCATACTCACTCATACCGTCTCTAAGAGGTCGTAACAGTTCCATGTAGTCCAATATAACTACATCAGGCTCAAAATCCTCATAGCTCTGTAGTTGATTTAGGTAAGACCTAATAGAATTTATATTAGCCATACCAGTAGGGAACTCTTTAATCCTTAAATCAGCTTTATTAAGAGTTTTCTTAAAGATGGAATGTCTTTGTCTAAGTAATTTTTGACCTGAATCCTGTCCCAAAGTAATTTGAGGGATTAATGTGGCTATTGAATCAATTCTTTGGGCAACCCTATCCTCACACATCTCCAAAGAAATATACACTACCTTAAGATTGTTTATCAAACAAGTAACAGCTTGATTGGCTAAGTACAAAGACTTACCACCACCAGGAAAACCAACCACCATGGCAAGTTCCTTTTTCCTCAAGCCTCCCCCTGTTAATCCTCTATCTAGGCTGGGTAGACAAGTCTTAATAAAGTCCCCTTCATTAATTGAAAGCAAACGCTCCCAACGAGCATCTACATCTTCAAAGTAATTCTGCCCGAAATCTTGCGAAC